ATTGTATCCCTTTATTTTCGGCCAGTTTGTTTTTGATATCCTCTTGTTTTTCGAGAATATTCCCCTCTTTTTCAATTTCCAGTTCCATTTTCGCAATTGATGATTCAAGCATTATTTTTTTGGACTTCTTCTCTTCTAATTTTTCTTTTAGCTCTACCATTGATTGGATATAAGAATCATTTGTATCAAAATCAAAATCTGCGAGTGAGCCTCCATGAAGTTCTTTCATTTCTTTTTCAATATCCCGCAGTTCCTTTTCTTTTTCCATCTTTTGTTTAACCGTGGGATGTTTCATACAATAAACACATTTTGGGTCATATTCGTGTGATTCAAGGGCCTTTATAAATTCAATTACCGCATTCTTTTTCAAAACGAGTGCCTGATATTTTTTATGAATAGCTTCATTCATTTTGTATTTATCATATTCTTGACTGAAAGTGGTTATCTTTTTATTAACGATGCCTAATTCTTTGGTTTTTGCTTTGAGCGTTTGTTTGATATCTTCGCCGGATGTTTCAATTTTCAGAACATTTTCATCTTTCGATGTCATTTTATATAATTTGGATACGTATTCTATTTTGAGTGTATAATATTCATCATATAATTTTTTGAGGTTATCAATTTCCTTTTTATCAATTTTGGAATTTGCATCTTTAATAATTTCGTCTGGTTCTAATTTTGAGTATATTTTCATTTTTTTTCTCAAATGTTGTGTAGATATAAAAGGGGGGATACATTGAGATTGTTCGTCGTATTTTTTGATGATTTCCTCCTCTCGCAAAATGAGTTGTAATCCTTCTAATTTTTCCTCTGATTCTTTTATCTGTGATGATATATCTTCAATTTCATGTCTCTTCTTTTTAATAGAATCGCCCGCGCTCTTATTTTCCATTTCCATTTTTTCAACGCTATATTTTTCCCCGATATTTGGCCCCAATTTATTTCTGAGCTCATCAATTTCATAAATAATTTCCTCTTTTTTCAATTTATTCTCTTGAATTGCATCTCCAATCGTTTTGAGTTCATTATCAATCCCTTTTATTTTACACTCGTAATCATCCCGACTCTTATTTTCCGTAGATTTTTCGAGAAATGTAATAGTATTACGCAGTGGCTTCGTTATATCCGAAATCATTTTGATGATATCATTCCAAACGTTCAGCTTTAAAACTTTGTATAGATACTCTTTTCTTTCTTTATCGGTCATTTCCTTGAATGAGTTCGTATTATTTTGGAGTTGAACATTCGTAAATATGAAGTCATCATATGACCCAATTAAATCCTGAATAACTTTATCCGTCTTTTTGCGGTCCTCATCCGTGAGTAGGATTGTTTCTCCGGCCTCATTAACCTTGTAAAATTCATTTTTGGTTATTTTTATTTTTTCGGATAGTTCTCGTTTCCCTTCTTTCAAAATTGTGTATTTATCGGACCCAATCTTGAAGGTCAATTTTGTCTTGAAGTTATTACAGTGGATATTTATAATATCCTTTGATATGCCCGTCCCTCGTGTCCTACTGAATTTTGTGAATAGTGTCATTAGGATAATATCAATAAGAGATGATTTCCCGTGGCTATTTGGGGCGATAATACCAATCGGCGATTGTGAGTTTGAATTGAATCTGGAAAAGTCGATATAATTATTCGCGCCATATCCGAACATGTTGGAAAATTCGAGGTCGATTAGCTCCCAGTGGGCGAGTTCCCTATCATTCGCAATTTCAGCATCGATATGATATTGATTATATTTCTCAATAATATATTCGACATCAGTTGGTTTGAGAGTCTTATATGTTTCTGCGAGATATTGTGTAAGAAGTTCGCCGTGTGTCATATTGAATTGATTGGTTCCTCCATTTTGAATGGTCGCATTTTTGGTTGATGATGTTTCTTGTTCATCACTCGTGATATAATTGTGTATTATTCTCGCATCTCTGATTGTTTTTTTAACCACGTAATTAACAGACGCAATAAAATCAGGGGAGCATTGATTGATATTAAGTTTCAGATTGATTCCGGATTCGAGGTGTTGAATATAGGTGGGTATATTTTCGAGTTGGACCGCCTCTTTTTCTAAGAATATTTGGTTATTTTGGAGGTTAAAGACGAAGAATCCGAAGGTGTTCGGAATTTCGTGGTATCGGTGATTTCCTCCGAAGAGGTCCCAGAGAAGGAGTCCGTGTGGGTGGTTCCATTCGCTAAAATTCTGGGCTATCAAGCTACTTGCATATGCAATTCTTTTTCCTTCGGTGTCCAAAAATTGGAACTTATGGATATCTCCGAGGAGAGCGTAGTCATATCCTGCGAAGTCATCGACTAATTTTTCCCCGCGCATTCGGAACCCGACGCCGGTTTCGCAGATTCCAACGGAACCGTGGTAGAGGGCGACCGTATGCGTGGTAGTGTCCCTCTTCTGAATATCCCGCGCGAATATCCATTTATTATCGATGATTGAATTGACGGCTATGGCCAGATTTTCGAAGATATATACGCCGGAGTATTTAAGATAGTGAAAATTGGGGATTTCGATGTTTTTCGTAATTGCGGTAATGCTATCTTCGCGCTGGTTATTAGTCAAGAGGGCGTCGTGATTACCTGCGATTAGAAGGGTAGTCGTTATTTCCGCCAATTTTTGGAGAAATTGTTGCGTGATAAGAATAGATTCTGGTGATAGGATATTTTTGGAGTGGAGGAGGTCGCCCGTAATGATAATAATGATGTTAGGGATTTCTGCTTTGATTTCTTTTATTTTTTGGAATAGTTTTTGGAAGATATCCGCGTATTCTTTTTGGCGGTTATACAAGCGAATATGGATATCTGAGATGTGGATAATATGGGATATCGTTTGATTTGTTTGTTTTATTACAATATCGGCGCAGGAGTTTTTTGGTGGCATATGGACAATTTCATCTGGTTCCGATTCCTCTTCGGCTTCGGCTTGGGCTTCGCCCATAATTGAGTCTTTATTTTTGAGAAAATAGTTATGAAAGAATTCTAAAAAATTCTGGAATTCCTTCTTTTTTTCCGCTGATATTTTGGGACTGACGATTGTTTTCCCGATGATTGAAATGTATTTTTCATCTTTCGTTATAATTTCTTTCGCAACTTCAATAAATGTTTTATTTTTATATTTATCGAATGAGAATTTATAATTAGAGTAGTTCATGATTGATATAATGTATATATGTGGAATATTTTATATCAATTTTTTGTAAAAATTATATTTATAAAAATATGGATGACACTAAAATAACAGGAAGAATAATTGGGGGCGAAAATGTTAAGGAAAATAATAGTTATCCATTTATGGCGACCTTTTGGTATTTGGATGGTCCCTATTATAAATTCAAGGCGGGGGCTATTTGGATAGGTGGCTCCTATTTTCTGACGGCGGCCCATTGTGTTTATGAGCGGGATGTGCGTATGATTATAATAAGAATGGGCGACGTCCATTTGGAGAAGCAATCCGTTGAATTGAGAGTATCCATGATAGTTATACATCCGGATTTTAAGAGAACAACGCTTGAAAATGATATCGCTATTATACAGACGATGGATTCTCCCTCAATTCATTTTCCAAATTTGATACCAGTTGTTCTTCCATCAAATAAATACAAGATTGATTATAATCCAAAAACATCATTAAAGATATTAGGCTATGGTCGTGAGACATTGGAGGTTTTACCAAATCAGATGAAGCATTTATTAGAATTGCGCGAGTTGGACATTGTGATTATATCGAAAGATAAGACGAACTATAAGAAGATACCGAAGAATATGTTTGTTGCGGGGAATGTAATTAATGGGGTTTGCGTGGATTCTTGTATTGGGGACAGTGGAGGCCCGTGCTTACAGTTTATAGGTGGCGTTTGGGTGCTTATTGGGATAATAAGTTGTGGAGTCGGTTGTGGGAATTTAAGCTATCCCGGAATGTATATTAAAGTCCCGCCATATTATGGTTGGATAATGAAGTATTCTGGAATTCAGTAGATATATAAAGCATATAATGATTTATATATCTAGAGTTTATATATGACTTTGTCATATATAAACTGTATAGATACAGATATAAAGATAACTTATTATAATATTTTATGATAAATTTACGTAGAATAATGGATGACTTCGGTAAAAAATCACTGATTGGGACAGCCGTAATTAGTTATGGATTACCGGCCTTATATAATATAATATTTGGGGGTGATATAATATTCGGTTATTATAGTTTATTTCTTTGTTTTTTTAGTGGGCTTTATCATTATTATGATGAGGAGCACTATTTTGCGGAGGATTTTATTTGCTCATTTTTCATAAAGTATCACATTTTCATGAGTTATATTTGGTGGTTAAATTGGTATGATTTTATGAAATATGTATTTTTGATGGATATATTTGGCCACATCATATTTTATTATAGTGTTGTTTCTTGGAAGATGAAGTGTATATGTCATGATTATTATTGGATACACAATATATGGCATCTATTTACTGGGGGGTTAGCATCATATGTCGTAATAAGGGAACCCTATGTAGATATGGGGGCGTGGAATATTTTTTATATGTTTTGTTTTGTATTTATGATGTCGCAGTATAATTTGAAAACGCGTTTATTCGCAAAGAATTTGATTTTCTCAACATTTTATTTATGGAACATCGCAAATTTCTACAATCTTATATCTTTATTCATACTACACACTTGTAAGGTCCTTTTTATTGGGGACTAATAAAGGCGCGTCCTACATCGTTCTTCCAATCGCTTTCGGGGCGGTCGTGTTCATTATTTCGTTGGACCGCGCTTTTGAGAATATACGACTTTATTCCAGCGGTTTCGAACTGGTAGAGTAGGGAGTGTGTATCTTTGGGAAAACAGGTCCCTCCGAACCCGAGGCGACCGTCCGGTCCGGGAACGGCGGTGTGGCTATTTCCGATTCGCCGATCTTCTGTTGCGACTTGACGGACCGTTTCATAATCAATGTTATTTTTGCTACAAAATTCGTGGATTTCATTAGAGTAGGATACTTTAATTGCGAGGAATGTATTACGGTAATATTTAATCATTTCGGCTTCTTTATTTGGGACAAATGTAATTTTATTATATTTGATATTTCCTTCTTCGCGGGCGTCATTAATAATAGCAGTTATAGCACTTATGAAATCTTGATTTGCGATATCATTACCCTTTCGCATACCGAAAATCCAGTTGCTACATTGATAGAAGTCATCGGCCCAGTTTTTTTCTGTTAGAAACTCCGGCATAAAGTAGCAGTCTAATTCGTCGGATGTTCCAATTACGACAGTTGAACGAATGACAATGTGGGCTCGAATGTTAAGGGCGCGTATATTTTCGATGACGGACCGAACAATTTCAAGATGACAGGAACCGTCCGGATTGGATGGGGTTGGAACGGCTACGAAGATTATTCGACAATCAGCTAAATCGGCGAGAGTTATATTTGGAGGGGAACATTTTTCTGGGTCGATATCATATATTTTCATTGGGTGATTGTTAGATTTAAGGAGTTGCGTTGCTTTACCAACGAATCCATTTCCTATAATTCCGAATGACATTTAGATTAAATTATTGAATATAATTATATTTAATTTTTTCCGAAATTATAAAATTATATTATAATATGAAAATTGGAATTGTTGGTTTAGGTTTTGTTGGGGGTGCTATGGCAAAAAGTTTTGAAGAGAAGGGCGCAAATGTTTGTGCAAAATATGATAAATTCAAGAATGGAGGGATTGGGAGAATTGAGGAATTATTAGAATGTGATATTTTATTCAGTGCTTTACCAACAGTCTATAATCATACAATGAAGGAATATAACAAACTTCCATTATATGAGACGTGTGAGTATCTTTCCTCAAATAATTATCAAGGGGTATTTGTAGTAAAATCTACGATTGAACCCAATACGTGCGACCAGTTGGCTTCTAAGTATGGATTGAAGATTTTACATAATCCGGAGTTTTTGACGGCGAGGACGGCCTATCATGATTTTCACAATCAGACCCATATTGTTTTGGGAAAGACGGCGCTCATAACGGAAGAGGAACATAAGAGGGTCGGGGAATTTTATCAGACTTATTATCCAAATGCGGTTATTAGTTATTGTTCAGCGACGGAGAGTGAAAGTATGAAAATATTTTGTAATTGTTTTTATTCAGTCAAAATTCAATTTTTCAATGAACTATATTTGGTTTGTCAGAAGAATGGGGCCGATTATAAAACGGTTGTCGAGATGATGTTGAAGAATGGGTGGATTAATCCAATGCATACGAACGTTCCCGGACCGGATGGTCAATTGAGCTATGGTGGCCTCTGTTTCCCGAAAGATACAAACGCGTTGAATGAATTTATGAAGCGGAATGATATTCCGAATAGGGTTTTAGATGCGACAATTGTGGAAAGGAACGAGATGCGGGACGATAAGGATAACTGCGAATAGCACCTTTTTCCAGCCCCTTTTTCCCGCTATACGCGGGTAAAGGTGCTAACCCCCAAACAAATATTATTTTCCGATTTTTATTTGAATGATTATTTTTTTGATAAAATTATAATTTTTATTTTATATAAATTATAATTTTCCGCAAATGATACAGACTATTTTATAAAAATAATTTTGTTCGCGAAATTATAATATTGAACATTTGTGAAAAATATACTTTTTATTTTAATAATTATATTTTTTCGCAAATGATACAGATTATTTTATAAAATTAATTTTGTTCGCGAAATTATTTGTGTGATTATTTATCTAAAAAATAAGTTTAAAAGTAATATTGATTATATGAATAGAACAATATGGACCGTGTCGAAGAATTGTATGACCTTTTAAGAAAGAAGACCCCATTCTGTTTTATAAAAATGAACGACGGGGAGATTTCCGCAATTTATGATACGACCGCTGTTATATCAAGAGGGGCTGACCATTCTTCCCCTGAGATGTCCTCCAAATTACGCTCCTGTTTAGACGTTGATTTAGAGAATTATTATGTGGGTGTTCCTTGTAATGTATGTCGGGGTGGTGATTATCAGCGGTGTATGGATTTGGTCAGGGAACCAGCGCGGGTTATGAATACAAACGTATTGATAAATTCGAATGTGTGGCGGACGTTGGATGTATTTCGCGAGACGATGCCGGATAGGCGGGTCGTTATTATAAGCAATGAGACAAATATGAAGAATATTCGGGAATTGGAGAAGTTTGGTATAGTTCCTTATGAGACTGTTGTTGTTTCGGAGCGCAATGCTTTTAAGGCGGATTATGAGCGTGTGAGTAGAATGGAGTTTGAGGCGGGGGCTGTTATAATGTGTATGTGTGGGCCACTGGGCCGTATTTTATGTAGTGAGTGGTTTAGTTGTAATCAGACATTGACTTGTTTGGAGTTGGGGAGCCTATTTGACCCATTTTTGAGGGGGAAAACCTATGCTTATCACACTGGAAATCATCCAAGATGCGACGGTTGTTTTCCGGAGACATCTCTTACTCACAGTCAGAACGATGAGATTATGGAGCTTATAGAGAATCCCCAAGTGGAGAACGAGTGCTTTTATTCTTATGATGAAACATATAATTATTATGTTAATTTTTTCAATAATCGAGAGGCGCTTTTGAAGAATACGCTCATCCGTTTAAAGAAAAATCAGGATGACGTTTTGATGCGATATATTTGGACGCGATTTGAGGGTGAGAAGTTGAAGGAGTATGTAGATAAGGAGTATAAGACGAGAATTGTAGATGGATATACATTAGAGGTTGAAAAACAGGCGCTCCGTTTGATTGAGTTTTGTATTAGCAGGCGCCCTCGCAGGATATTAGAGATTGGTTTCAACTATGGACATAGTAGTTTGCTATTTTTATTGAATACTGCCGGTTTGAATACTGAGGTAGTAAGTTTTGATATGGGGGACCATTCGAAGGTTGGTGCTGATTATATTCGGCGGGAATTTGGGAGACGTCATAAATTTATATTTGGGAATAGTTTAGTGGAGGTTCCTAAGTTGGAGGGGGAGTTTGATTTAATTTTTGTTGATGGTGGTCATACTTTTAAAGATGCGATGATGGATATTATAAATTGTATGAAGTTGAGTAATTCGGGGACTCTTTTAGTGGTTGATGATGTTGTTAAAGAGGGGGAGGATTGTCTTTTTTGGAATCACGGGCCTTCTCAGGTTTGGAGGATGATGACAAATGAGGGGGATATTGTTGTTGAGGAGGGATATGATAAATATTCTAGAGGGAGAGGAATGGCTTGGGGCCGATACAAGAGTTTTTAGACTGAATCAGAAAAAAGGGTGGGATGATTTTGGGGCTCGCACTTTTGCTGATTCAGTTTCAAAGACGAAGTCTTTTAGACTGAATCAGAAAAAAGGGTGGATGCGTTTAATTTTTGTTTTTTTATTCTTAGAAGAGAGTGTAAGTGGGGTCTAAGTCGTTTTACTAATTTGAATAATCAGAAAAATTGAGTTTGGGGTCTAAGCCCTTTACCCCGCTGGCGGGGAAAAAGGGGTTTTTTCCAAAAATATTTTTATTTTTGGGAACTTATGTTTCCGGAAATTATAAAAGATTAGACTTGACTTCTTAGCTCAGTTGGTTAGAGCAACCGGCTGTTAACCGGTAGGTCGCAGGTTCGAGCCCTGTAGAGGTCGTAATTTCTGATAGATTATGTTTATCAGAAAAATATTTTTAATTATAAATTTTGGAAAATACCCAGCTGGGTATTTTATTCAAAAATTGATTGCTTCTTCAACAACGCGGTGTTAAGCGACCAATCTCAGACCCGTTGAGATAGATGGCTACCTCGTTGGTCTGTGGATTAATCAGCAATACCGGTTGGAGTGGAGAAACAAGATATCCCATCGAAACCATCTGGATTGCAGTTTGCTTGAAAAGAACCGCATCAGAAATCAATTTTGAATATTTATCAGAGTCCATTGAGGTATCCGCAGTGATTTTCAGCGGGTTCTCGCTATCTCCCAATTTGAGTGGAGATGGTTGTTCAACTGGTCCAACGAATACACGAACTGCTTTGACGGCCATACTTGCGGAAAATATGTTCATAGTTGTGCGCCATGCTTTCTCGCTGTCTCCGAAGTATCCTCCAGAACCATACAGCAGATACCAAAGAAGATGAGCTTGGGTCATGGTATCATGATCGTCGATTTCACTGGCCATCATCCCAAGTTTTGGATTCATCAAACCCTCTGGACTTGATTTGTAAAGGTTCATGAGAGCTTTAAAAGCATCCAATTCTCCGGAATCTTGTCTGGCGGAAGTCATCGCGGACAAAACTCTGATTGATTCCTCAGTTTGAGTCCCATTCACCATTTTTTTGATCCAACAAGAAGCCAACGCAAGCATACAGGCTTGTGATCCAACTGTATCAGTCAGCATTGGCATTGGGACAGAGTGTCCTTGATGAACCAGTGTGTAATACAGGGCATGAGACAGAGCTTGTGAGAAAGGGACTCCTGCTTGGAGTTTATCCAATTGTGAAAAGAGACTTGCGAAGACCATCGACAACTCGTGTGCGTGTGTCCCAGTCGGGGGCACTATATTCGTGAAGCCTAATTGATGGACAAGTGTATACCAAGCATCAACAGAAGATGTTCCAATACATTTTCCAACACCACCTTCACCAGTTTGGAAACGGCTAAGGTATAGGACTTGTAAGAGTGTAAGGGCGTGATGGCCAGTTCGACGACCCGAAAAAAGAGCTCCGGAAATATTTGGACACTCAATTTGGGTGTGTCTCATTGACAAATGGCAACGAAACATAGCCTCATAGAGCCATTGACCGTAGCTCTTTTTCTCTTCTCTCAAATGATGTTGAAGGGCGACCTTATACACAGTCTGCATCATGGTCGTTTCGAGAAATGTAGATTTTCCCCAAGGACCCATCGCCTCAATG